TGAAGAATACGCGGTGGTACAGCTCGCGAGGCGTGCCTGAGAAGATTCGCGGTCTTCATCAGACCATTGAGAAAATGTATAACGCAAGGCTTATACGCGATGAGTTGAATAACGCTCCCATGTGGCGTGTGTCTAAGCAACTGGGGATGGCTGGTGATGAGATCCGCATGCGTCCAGGGCAGGTGATTCAAGGAGAACCTGGCGAAGTCGAGATGCTGAATAAGGGAATCACGACGGATGTGTCCTCTGAAAGGCTAGAGCAACAGGCTAAGGCATACGCCGAAGAATACTTGTCCATAACTGACTTTTCCAACCAATCAGCAGTCAACCAGGGATCCTCCAGAACCGCTACTGAAATTCAAGCCATTAATCAAGCCTCGACCCGCCAAGTCAATATGGACATTTCTTTATTTTTGGATACGTTAAGTGAGGTGGCCAATCACATGTATCTCATCGTGAAGCAGAATGTGACGAAGCCAACGAAGATTGGCGGGGTGGTGTTGCGTCCCGAAGACTTCCTTGTGAAGGTTGTTGTGAGTTGGAGTGGATCGCTTGATGCGACGGACTCACAGCTTCAGATGGCGAAGGCACAGCAGCGCATGGCGTTAGTGATGCAGTATGGACAACCAGTCGGTGTCGTGACACCCACGAATGTGTACAACATGCTTCAAGACTACATTGACAAAGATCCCGATGTGGATATCTCAAGCAGATTCATCACGACCCCTGAAGACGTACAGCTCAGTGAGATTGAGGAGCAACAGTCTGAGATCGTGCGTATGATTAATGGTTTTGATGTGCCAGTCAGCCCCGATGACAATGATGCGGTTCATCTGGCTGTGATGGAGGAATACGCATCGTCCCCGCAAGGTTCTCAGTTACTACAAAGCAACCAAGGATTTGCCGATCTATTTGAGAAGCATATCCAAATTCACATACAAAGTGAGCAGATGAAAAATGGAATCCAAGCCCAAAAAGCGGCGGGTTCGCAAGGTGCGCTCGGAGATCCCCGCGCTCGGCGAGTCGCACAGTCCGCAAGATAAGTCGTTTGAGTTTTTGATTAATCTCAATGGATTACTGATTGAGAATCTATACGAATCTCAGGTCTGGAAAGAGATCGTACTTCCCCTCATACAGGAAATGGTTGCCTCTGTCTCTGGAAGATTTTCCGGCAACAGGTTCTATAAAGGCACGCTTACGAGAAATGATAACTCTATGTCGCTTGATAAGCTTAGCGGGTATCAGCTTGCACTTGAAGAACTCACTAATCGTCTTAACGATTTCGTTTTAGAGAAGAGTAAGCTTAGGGAAAAGAAGAAGGAAGAAGAAGCAACGAAGGATGCACCTTACTATAACCCATTCATGGAGAGCTTAGATGAAGAAGAATAGTTCTGTGTCGATTATTAAGAAGCTCATGCAAGCCAAGCCGAAGATGAGAGAGCGCAAGAGTCTTAATGAGCTTATTACAGATGCGATGCACAAGCCAATTAACCAAAGGGATATGCGTCAGGAGTCCATTGATATTGGTGCGCATGGAGCAAGGGAATACTTCGGAGGAGGCGACGATGGGCGGACAGTTTGATAAAGAGACGAGTATTAAGAATTTTGAGTGGCACAGGGAGCGTGTGCTTAGGGAAAAGAAACGTCCTGTCGCTGAAACGAAGAATAGGCTTGAGTTTAATTTGAAAGCCGTTGAAAAAACTCACGGCTCACAGGCGGCGCGGGAACTCATGCGAGAGTATAATTCAAAGGGTAAGTCTGGAAAGAAGTTGTATTTCACATGATTCCAAAGAAGTTAGTTGATGAGATTAATCGGTGGATTAGCGAGGGGCGTTACGGGAATCTGCAGATAAACTTTGCAGGTGGCAAGATCCTTAACGTCAATCGTGTTGAGTCCATTAAGATTGATATGATTGTGTCGAATGATACGCATATTACTTCTAGTCTCAGCAAAGAAGTTTTACCGAAGTAAAAATATATAATTAAACCATAGACCCCTAAGTCTTAAAACTAGAGTAATAGTCATCTCGGAAGACTATAAATTCCTTGGGAGATTTATGACAGAAGAAGCAAAGGTAGCTGAAGCACCTGTAGTGGAAACACCGAAAGCTTCTGAAGGTGAACCGATCATTGAAAATCGTCGTACTGAAATAGAGAAGCTCGTCAATGCTGAGAATAACATTATCGATGTTCCTGCGGAGATTCCTGCGGAGATTAAGAAAGAAGAGCCGAAGACTGAGGAAGACCCCGTTGAGCGGATTAAAAAGTCCGTTCAAAAGCGTATCGATAAAGTTGTTGCTCAGAAGAAGTCAGTTGAAGAGGAGCTTGCTGAGACAAAGGCTGAACTGGAAAGACTTAAGTCTAATCCTGAACATAAATCAGAACCTGCTCCAAAAGATGATACGCCTCCTACGCCTGAACAGGTTGAGGCCTACATCGTCAAGATGCGCGAAGAGGGCAATGTGAAAGAAGAAGTTGCCGCGATGCGCTACCTTGTGAAGTTGGAAAAGGAACTTGCACTGAAAGAAGTTAGGGAAGAACAGACTAAGGTCAAATCTGAGACAGATAAGGTCAAGGCAAAGCAACTTGAAGACTGGACTTATCTTCAAAAGGATTACATTGCTTATGATGCGGATGGGAAACCAGATCCAACGAGCGATCTAACCCTGGCGAATGAGAAGGGCTTACTCTATAAGACGGCCATGTCACTCTTTAACGATAAAGAACTCCATAAGGATTTCTATAACGATCAAGATGTGATCAGGGGATTCCGTCGTGCAGTATCAGACGCTTATCGTGAAATTCACCAACAAGGTCTAATAAAAACTCCCAAGGCGGATGTAATTATACCGGAGAAGAAACCGAGAGTTGTTCTCGCTGATCCCAGCGCAGACTCCATCGAGGATGATTCAACTCCATCTAATTCCAATAGCCTCTCTGATGCCGAAAAGGTAAGAGAAGAATTAAAAGCTAGAAGTCGAAACCGATTCAAGCGGTAGACTTCTTATAAATTGAGGTATTAACATGGGACAGCAACTTTTTGCGACAAATTCGCTTGGCGGATTTTTCACAAACAATCAGCTGTCTGCCCAAGTTCGGTACAAAGCTCAGACTCTCCAGAAGTTTCGCCAATTTTGCGATATGGAAGCTGCAGCTGGAACCAATCGTGGAAATAAGGTTTTCTTTGATAAGATCTCCAATATTTCTACGGCTGGCGGTACTTTAATTGAGACAGACACGATTCCGAAAAATAACTACACCATCACACAGGGAACTCTGACAATTACTGAGTACGGGAACTCGATTCCTTTTACGCAGAAACTGAAGAGCCTGTCGGATATTCAGGTTCCTGAAACAATCCGCACAGTGTTGATGAATGACATGCGCGTTGTTCTTGATTCTGCGGCCGCGACCCAGTTCATGACCAATGATTATGTTGCAACCATTACCAACACTGCCACAACGACTTTCGGATCTGCCGGACTCGCGCTCGCCACAGCTGGTGCGAATATGTCAGATAAGAACGTCCGTGATATTGTTGACCGCATGAAGATTCTTCTCATTCCTAAACGGGAAGATGATAATTATGCTTGCGTGGCGTCTACGAACTCGATTCGTGGCCTCTACGACTTCTTTGAAGCGAAGGCGCAGTTGACAGCTATGGATCCTCTTTATCGGGGTGAAGTGGGCCGTTACTACGGTTGCCGTTTCGTAGAAGAGACTAACTTCCTTTCGAATGCTGATGGCTCTAACGGTCTTTACGGGGAAGCTTGCTTCTTCGGAGCTGATGCGGTTCGCGAAGGTATCGCAATTCCCGAAGAGATTCGCGTTGGTATTCCTGCGGACTTCGGACGAGATCAGGGTATCGCATGGTACGCTCTTCTCGGTTTTCAACAGACTTGGGATTTCTCGTCTGATGGTCAGACAAGAATCATCACAGTCAACTCACTCTAAGAAAGGAGGATTAACATGGCTACTGGATCAAAAGGCGGTCGTAGTTACTCTGACCCTTCTTACGGGTCGGTTAAGACACTTAGTTTTGGTGCTATTACGGCCGGAACTCGGGCAACAGCGATTGTTGATGCGTTCACTGCGATGAATCCCATCACAATCATTGACTGGGAAATGTCGAACAGCACACTTGGGACAGGCGGATCGTCTCAGTGGGTGCTTGCGGCAACCTCAGACAATGGCACAAGCGCACTTGGGACGATTATTTTCGTCGGAACCCATGCTGCTGGTGTGGTTGTTAATGGAAGTGTTGCAACTGAAGTTACGATTCCGACAGGTGGCGCGTTGCACCTTTATTCGGTTCTTAGCACAGCTGCAGGGCTTACATTGTCTGCAAAAGTTAGCTATCGAGAAGCTTTTTCAGCTTCAGATAACTAGAATTAATGGATGCGGGGGGTGGGAAACCATCCCCCAAATCTATGCTGGAATAACTCAGTTGGTAGAGTAGCTGTTTTGTAAACAGCCTGTCGGGGGTTCAAATCCCTCTTCCAGCTCCATACATCTTTAAACTCAAAAAGAGAATTGAATGTATAATATTGTAAGAGAATGTAGAGTTTGTAAGTCAAAGAAGTTAGTCCCCTACCTCGATCTCGGAAATACCCCTCTCGCGAATGCGCTTCTAGATAAACCATGTGATGAGTATGAGGCATATCCTCTTAAGGTGCTGTTTTGTGAGGAGTGTTCGCTCTCTCAGCTCAGTATTGTCGTGGATCCAGTTGTGCTCTACTCAAATTATAAGTATCACTCGTCTATCTCGGCTACGTTTAAGGAACACTGCAAGAACATGGCGATTGAGATTAAGAAGTTGTTTGAGGCGTGGGTTGATCCGATGGTATTAGACATTGCTTCAAATGACGGGTGTTTGCTTGAGCAGTTTAAGGCGCAGGGATACTATGTCATTGGCGTGGAGCCATGCAAGGAACTGGCCGATGAGGCGAATGCAAAGAAGATCTCAACGATTAATGATTTCTTCAATGAGGAGTCTTGCAAGAGGATTCCTGCGCTTGATGTGATTACGGCAACGAATGTGTTTGCGCATGTGGAGGATATCAGGACGTTTCTTAATCTTGCAAAGACGAAATTGAGGTTTTTAACCAAGGGAATTATTGTCATAGAGGTTCCTTATTTGGTGAATCTTATAAATGAGAATCAGTTTGATACGGTGTACCATGAGCATTTGTCTTACTTCTTACTCAGACCTCTAATGAGGTTGTTTAGGGAGTGTGGCATGGAGATATTTAAGGTTGAGGAACATCCTATTCATGGCGGGTCGCTTAGGGTATACGGGGCTAAGATTGGAGATCGCGTCGAGCATCCGTCCGTAAGCGAGCTTGAGCAGTATGAGGAGATAAATGGGTTTTATTCCATTGAGAAGTATAGGGACTTTTACGTTAATGTTAAGGAGCTTGTTGGTAGGTTTAAGGTTGTCGTGCAGACGCTTGTTTTAGATGGGAAGAAGATTGCGGGTTATGGTGCCTCGGCAAAAGGAGTAATGTTTCTTTCGGCGTCTGGAATTAACTCAGCGGAGATTAGGTATGTTGTGGACGATACGCCTGAGAAGCAGGGGAAGTTTATTCCTAAGAGCAATATTCCCATCGTGGACTTTTCGATGTTTGAGAATGACAGGCCAGACTACATCGTGCTTATGTCTTGGAACTTTGCCGATGAGCTTATGGCGAAGACGAAGCATCTTGGATGCAAGTATATAGTTACTGTGCCGGAGGTTACGATTTTATGAAGACTTGTTTCGTTTCAAGGCTTGGAGGAGCGGGCGATGTGATGCATGCGTCGCACCTGCCAAGGTTAATTAAGGAGTATTACAAGGTTGATCATCTGACATGGGAGACAAACTATCATGGGATGCACATACTTACTGGGAATCCCTATATAGATGAGCTTCAGTTTGTGGATGTGAATAAGATGACCTTTAATCGCATGTCAAAACATCTTCAGCACGCAAGAGAGACATACGACATGGTGTTTGATCTTGCCAACACGATTGAGCTTGAGTATTGCTGTAATGAGAATGATCAGAGGTACTACAGGGCGCAGTCATGGCGCAGAGCAAACCTGAATAAGAATTACTATGATGTCATGACGGATGCGTGTAACCTGCCAGAGAGCTATTATGGCACTAGGGGGCAGTTGTACTTCAGTGAAGAGGAGCATAGACTTGCACAGGCGTGGATCGATGAGAAGCATAACAGTTATGAGCAGGTGATACTTGTTAATCTCTCAGGATCTACATTGCATAAGAAGTTTGTACAGGCTGAGAGCGTGTGCAGGAAGATCCTTGAGCGGTATCCAAAGAGTTTAATTATTCTTACAGGAGATGAGTATTGCAAGGATCAGGTGTTCACGCATGAGAGGGTTCTAAGTTACGTTGGAAGTAAGACGAATGGGTTTAGGTCGGTGGCTCTTAAGTGTAAGTATGTTGACCTGACGATTACTTTGGAGTCTGGGATCGCTTGCGTGGCGCACTCATGGGACGCGCCAACCTTGCAGCTGCTTACCGCTGCGTCCTACGACAATCACATTAAGTATGCTAAGAATGCGTATTGGTTACAGGCTCCAGTGGCGTGTTCGCCTTGTCATAAGAATCCGCGCGAATACTTCGGGTGTCCAGTGCGTGAGAAGCATCCAGAGTGCGTATACTTCGATGAGGCACAGATTCTCTTAAAGGTGGAGGAAGCCCTTGGCAATCGCTAAAGAGTTACCATACGTAGTTCCGTTTTTTATGCAGGCCTGTCCCTTTTGTGGACGTTCTAACCGCATGGTGGTTAAGGGCGTTTACAAGAATGGGGATAAGCATGAGGTTTATCCTGACATCGGATACTCGTTCTGCAACTGCAAGTCTGTGTTTTATACGAACTATGAGAATGTTAAGATTAAGACGCATTCGGGCATAGATCATTACGAGCATCCGCTGAAGGAGCTTAAGAATATATTTGACTCTACGCCACAGGGAAACTTAGTGAACCTTACAATGCCAGACCCATTCTTCTGCGAGTGGGGAAACAGTCCCTATACATTTGAGCATTGGAATCCAAGGTTTTACCATGTGCTATTTGACATGGATCAGCTTTGTGAGGATGCTAGGGAGATTGGGTTTGAGGTTGTATCAGCGAGGAGAGAGTTTACACCAGGGGCAGAAAGACCAAAAACAATGGAGATAATTTTACGAAAACCATAGATGATTTTCACATTTTGTACAACAGTAAGTTTCCAGAGACTAAGTGGTTTGGGATTGAGATACTTAAGAATCCGCTAGATATGTGGATTGCGCAGGAAATGATTTATGAGATAAAGCCTGACGTCCTCATTGAGACGGGAACATTTAAGAGTGGAAGTGCGATATTCTACTGTCATCTTATGGATCTTATGAATCATGGCAAGGTGATTACGATTGATATTGAGTTTAGGGAGAATAGGCCAGTGCATAAGAGGCTTAGACATATTCTTGGGTCAAGCGTGGATGCGGGGGTTTTAAACGAGGTGAGGAAGGCGTGTGCTGAGGCAAAGACGGTGCTTGTGTTTCTTGATTCAGACCATTCTAAGGAGCATGTGTTTAATGAGATCATGGCTTATAAGGATTTTGTGACTCAAGGAAGTTACATGGTCGTGGAAGATACGGCGTTACATGGAAACCCTATTCATCCAGGTGAGTGGGAAGACCCAATGGGCGCAGTAGAGGAGTTCATGAAGACGCCTAATGGATTTATTCAGGATAGAAGTAAGGAGAAGTTTTTAATGACTTGGCATCCAAAGGGGTTCTTAAAAAAACTATGAGTAGAATTGCTGTGGTAATACCTATGTTTGGCAAAGAAGAGTACACGAATAAGTGCATTGAGCTTACGGTTAAAAACGCAGGAGTTCCCATAGATGTGCTTGTGGTGGATGACGGCTCTGAGAAGCGGTTTTCTTATGGGTACTTGAATCCTAATAATCATAAGGTTTCGGTGCTTCGCATAGATAAGAATAGCGGGTTTACGAATGCCATTAATCAGGGGCTTCTGTGGGCATCGCGGTTCGGTTACGACTATGTGCATATGCTTAATAACGATACGGAACCAAGGCCGAACTTTATAAAGGTTCTCTTTGATGAGATGCAGAAGGATCCGAATATCGGGCTTGCGTCATCTGTAAGACTTCATCCTAATGGGGAGGATTATACGGCTGAGCTTTTTGGCATCGATCTTATTAGGGGATATCAGTGCGTCACGAAGTTCAGTGAGCTTAAAGGGCAGAATGAAGTTATCGAGTGTAACTGGGTTCCAACATGCTCTGGGCTAATCAGGGTTGACACGGTAAGAGAGCTTGGCCTGTTTGACAAGAGGATGCGCAATCACTCATCTGACCTTGACTATTGTCTGCGCATAAAGATGGCCGGATACAGGATCGTGGTTATGAGGGAGTCCATAGTTGTACACCACCATGAGGTCACGACGAAGGAACATAAGATTAATCCAGAACATGATCAGAGGGTTTTACTGGAAAAGTTGGCTGGGATTTACTACGCTCAGTTCATGAAGGTCATGCCACTTGATGCGCAGTCAAAGACCTATGGGCAGTTGGAGTTTAGGGTGGTTCAGAGATGAGGATACTTATATGGAGAAGCGCGGCATTTGGTGACGTAATTATAACCACACCAATAGTTCGTTATCTTAAATCACAAGGACATGAAATTATCTATGTAACTTCAAAGCGTGGATTAGAAGTTCTAAAGAATAATCCGCACATTGAAAGGGTTGTTGCCCATAAAGAAGAAACCCCAATAGATCAACTTAGTGAAAACATCGAGTATCTTCGTAAGAAGTTTAACTGCGAGAAGGTCTTGGATTTCTCTGAGTCCATTGAGGTGGCGTTAAGTCAACATCCGCGAAGCCCAAATTACAAACTGTCTAAACCTGAGAGGCTCGCTCGCTTTAACCGTAACTTCTACGAGTATAGTTTTGAGCATGCAAAGTATGGTTGGGATGGCATTGATTTAAAACCTGAACTCTTCTTTGACCACAACGAGCTTGAGGATGCGAAGAAGCACCTTAAGTCTGGATGCTTCAATATACTTATAGGCATGAGTGGCAGTGGCAACAACAAGGCGTGGCCTTACACCGAACCCTTGGCGCACAAGATATGCGAGGAGTATCCAAACGTCCACATTATTACGGTGGGCGACTACAAGTGTAAGCTGATTGAGCCAGAGCTGGAAGGGCGCATCACGAACCTAAGCGGTGAGATCCCTATGCGCACCTCTATGGCTCTAACGGGGTTGGTTGATATGGTGATTGCTCCAGACACGGGGATTATTCATGCGTCTGGGTGCTACGACACGCCGAAGATCCTGCTTGTGGGGCATAACACGCACGAAGCGGTGAGTAAGCATTTTACCAATATATATCCAGTGGAGGCTGATTCGTCCCTAGCCCCATGTGCGCCGTGTCTCTTCTTAATCTACGACATGAAGCTTCAGTGTCCAACTCACACAGATACTGGGGCTGCGTACTGCATGGGTGTTGGAATAACACTTGATCGGGTCTACTCAAAATTCAAAGAGGTCTACAAATTACATGCTAAATCTTAAGAAGGAAGCAGACGTCCTTGAAGTTGGAGAGCTAACCGTAGCGACATGCCCGATATGTAAGTCATTTGTATCGCACATCTATTTCATGCAGGATGCGAAGACTAAGAATCAGAGTCGTTGGTATTCGTGCGCATGCGGGGTGGTCTTTCAAAGTAAACTTCCCCAAGATAACTACGATAAGGCTTATGCGGATAAGTATGAGCAACATGACGGGAAGTTAAAGGACTGCTATGAACATCCTATTAGGATTTATGCTCCCCTCATAGAAGAGCTTATTTATGGGCGCAAGGTGCTACTGGTTGGGCGCACAACTTCGCATCAAGAAGATGAGTTTAGGAGGCGTGGATGGATCGCTCAGTCTATTGATAAGAATAAGAGTTTTGAGGCATCCGACACGCTCATAGCAGGTGATTTTGAGACTCATGAGTTTCCAAAAGACACGAAGCTGAACATGATCTGGATGTATCACACACTTGAGTGCTTCAGTGATCCAATCGCCACTTTATCCAAGTGCAAAGACTTGCTAGCCGAAGATGGCATAATATATATAGCGAGTCCAGATACGGACTTTATTCACACTCGCTCAAGTTCAGGGTTCATCCACTGGAAACCTGACATGCACTATTTGATGTGGAATATAGATTCGATTCGTACCCACCTAGAACAACTAGGGTTTAACGTAATACTTGCGAGACAAAATTACGAGCATCGGTTCCCATATTGGGACGACTTTCACCTAGTTGCACAACGAAAATTCTTCTAAGGAGTATATATGGCGACAAAGACTGTAACATGCGTAGCTAATGGTTTTAAGTTTGAAGACCCTACTGGGATTCAGCATACCGTTACTACAGGACAGACATTTACATTTGAACTTACGGATGGCGGAGCTTCTGCCGTGACGTATCAGCAGAATAACGCTACGTCTGTCACGACGACTGATGGGCGCACATTAATTTTTAGGCCTGATGCTACTAATGCATCGGGAACAAACGGTGGAGTTATACGATCTTGGGGGCCGACAGCTGATGCGCAGGACGGCGTGGCTGTTCTGAGCCTAAGAGGAGAGTTTAAAACTCAATTTACTGAGGGCGGTCTTGAACAATGCTGGTCTGCTGAAACTTTAACCGTAGATAACATTGATGCGCCAACCCTTATCAGTGGCCGTTGGAAAGATCAGTTTGGCCGACACATGGATTGGGCTGGACTTACAGTAGCGTAATATGCTGAACGATACCTATAAGCGTATTCAAGTTCGGGCAATGGCAATGCTCCAGAATACGTCTACATCTACGTCTAATGCCAATGATTTGCTTCCAAAGGTTAAAGATTGGTGCAGGACTAGATATGACAGGATTCTTAGGGCATTTCCTTGGCCCGAGCTTAACCGTTCGTACAATCTAAGCGTCATATCTGGAACAAGAGATTACGCGCTTCGATATGACGTAGATTCCATCATAAAAATGTGGGACACGACGCATGGAAACGAGATCACCGCATATGACCTAAGAGATCATATTCGGTTTAACGCAGTAAACTTAGAAGTGTCTGGAAATGTGCAGACCGGCAACCCCGATCAATACATTGATATTGGGTCTAAGAGCGTTTCCGCGCTTCTAAGTACGTCTGATCAGGTTCAGGTTGTTTCAACGTCGGCTTCAGATACCACGCCCATGTTGATTAGGGTGACTGGTGAAGTGAATGGGATGCCTGTGTCTGAGAACTTGGTTCTTACGGGAACGTCTTCTGTGAACTCAACGAATACTTTTGATTCAGGAGCGGAACTCATCATCACGGTCGGGACTACCGCTGGAACGCTTCAGGATTTGGCTGGAGTCGTAACGGTTAGAGAGAAGACCACGACGTCGAATGTTCTTGCTCAGATCGCACCAGGAGACAGGGTTCCCTACTACAAGTGGATAAGACTATCGACGACGCCAGCGTCTAACCTAACGGCGCAGGTTTGGTATAAGCGCAGATGGGCACCGCTAAACAACGACAATGATGCGCCAATCATTCCATGCGCCAATGAGCTTGTGGAAGGTGTCATCGCAGACGCCCTATGGGAAGACGGACAGGAGAACGCGGCTCAGGCGCAAGAAGCAAAGTTTGGAAACAGCGTTAAGGAGCTTTGGGTTGCAAACAGACCGCGCAATTTAATCACGCAGATTGTTCCTGATGGCGGAGATCCTCAAGCTTCAACCATGCGCAACCTTTACTACAATGGAAACACCTACTAATGGCATATAGAACCATATACTTTAGGAGGGATGATAATTCAAAAATTAATCGTTACTTTATATTCGACACACAAGCTGAGTTGCTTGATTCAACTCTTATAGTTGGTGATTTGGCTTATGCCGTTGATACGAAGATATTTTTTATTGCAGATTCGGAAACGACATTTACGGCATTAAGTTCTGCAATTACTTTAGACAATGTGAAAAAGTATTTTGGAACAGACTCGGATTCTTCCATTTATTATGATGGAACTAATTTAGTAATTAACCCTAGAGAAGTCGGGAGTGGAAACTTAGTGTATCCAAAAACATCTGGATTTGGAATAAAGGTGGATGTCGATAGCGCGACGTTCCCTTGGCATGATTTACTAGGGGCGATAAGTATTCGGGGATCTGGAGCCGCTGATCCAGCCTATAACGTCTATAGGGGCGGAATTCGCGGGTATCAATTCTCTGCAACTGGAACACCCGATGAAGTATTCGTTGAATATCATATCCCTCACGACTATCTTCCAGGCTCTGATATTTATCTGCATTTCCATTGGTCAACGAATGGGAAAAATGCCGCAGGAGTTAATGCTGGAACCATCAATGGCGGAAGCGTTACTTGGGGGGCTGAAGTGACTTATGCAAAGGGGCACAATCAGGCCGCTTTCCCCGCACCGATAACCTTTACGGTTCAGCAAAACGCCTCCACTACGGTTTACCAGCACATGATCGCAGAGGGGCAGTTATCGGCGGCAAGCCCGTCTGCATCGCAAATTGACTCTGACAATATTGAGGTTGATGGGCTGATATTGATTCGCGCCTACATTTCGGCAAATAACATCACAGTTGCATCTGGACAAGTCCCAGATCCATTCCTTCACTTTGTTGACATCCACT